TGGCTAAGTTTAACAAGCCTCTTCTCGACGCCTATAACGAACTGACCACCGCGCAGGCGGCCATCGGCGGGGGCAACGACAAAGAGCAGATGAAGCAGCGCGTCATCTTCCACAAGGCCGCGATGGCGGAAGGCGTTAAGCTGCTCAATCAAAAGCGTAAGCTCGCCAACGACATCGAGAAGAAAAAAATCGACAAGCAAATCGATCAGGCCAAAGAACATATTGACGCCCTCGACAACATGGAAGGCATCACTGGAAAATCTGGCGGTATCTCAGAGTACGACCGGGGTCGCGCTGCGGCCTACTCTGCGGTTGCTCAAGCGGAAAAGAGCGGTGGATCGATTTCGCGGGGCATAGTAGTAGGAAAAATGGGTTCACTTAGAAGCCAAGAGGCGATTGATGCCTTTAAAACAGAGCTTCGGCGCGCTCATAAAGAGGCCTTCACCGAGGATATAGCAGGCTTTACCACTGAGATAGAGCCTACAATAAACTCTATCGCCGAGGGGCTTGCCGCCGAGGGGAAACTAAAACCCGGCGGCTCTGCGGAGATTGCACAAGAACTAGATCCCGAAGGCAACCCTTACTTAGGTCCGGGCGGCGCTCAAGGCAGAGAGGCCATCCTTACATTGATGTCGCAGAACATTGAGAGCCTTAACGCCGCGACCGGCGGAAAGCTTAACGCAGAGATACAACAGATTGCTTCTGCGAGCACAGGTGGCCGCACTACCGACATTATGGAAGCGGCGGACCTTACAGTCAATCGGGGCCTGACCTCCCCCGAAGACAAGAAGAAGTACATGGCGGATATGAACGAGCAAAAGGCTAGCGTGCTCGATAACATGCTCAGGCCCGGAGCAAGCCCCGAGCACAAGAAAATGCTTACCGCTTTGACACAATCTGAGGCTTTTCAAAAGGGTAAGAAGGCTTCAGGCCTCGTCACTGACGAAGCCTTTGTCCGCCATCTTCGCCATGGCTATCGAACGACAGCCCGCGAGGGCCGTGTTCAAGACAGAGCGACTCTTGCCAAGTTGAACGTAGGGCGAAAACCGGCTACTGGTCCTCAGGCCTCCGCCATGAACGCCTTGGCCGCTGCCGTAAGTACAAAAATAGCACCCAAGCGCCCCGGCGCGGCAGTAATAAACGCCCAAGACCCTGTGATGGTCACGGAAACAACAGACGAAATAGCTTAGGCTTAAGGAAATACAATGGCTTTTAAACAAGATGATCGAGTAGTTGCTGCGCGCAAAGCCCTCACGGGCGCTAAAAAATCAGCAAGAAAAGATCGTGGCACGGGGATGCCTCAAGCCAAAGAAAGCGGAGGCCTTTTTGACGCAGAAGGAGAGGCTGAACGTAAGGACCAGATACAAGCTGGACGAGAGCTAGCTGTAGCAAGAGGCGTTCGCCCCGGAACAGAACGTCCCACGCCGATGTTTGAAAATATCCCCAAAGAGTTCGACCCTGACTTCGAAGACGAGTTCGTGATGGAGGGCGAAGCCACAAAGCAGGCTCCATTTAAGGGCGTGGGCGGGTATAGCTACACCCAGAACGCCGCAGGCGACTACGAGTTTGTAGGCCCTGACGGCAAAAAGGGTGTCGCCAAAAAGGGGACTAAGGCTCACGCCTCTATTTTCTCGGAGATGACGGGCAAGGGAAGCTTGTACAAAAAAACAGGTTCATCAGGTGGTACATCTAGCCGCTCCGCCCCCGCGCAAACGACACCTAAGAGTCCAGCCGCAGCGTCCAAGGCACGAACTGCAAAAGCTGCGAGCGCGGCAATGGGTGCTGCTAGTCAGCCCAAACGCGCCCCCGAGGACTCGGAAACAGATGTTGACGCTATTATTGACGCGGCTGCACCACCACAATCTATGGATGAAGAAGTTGCTCTAGAGAAGTCTTACGCCGACGAGTACGACGAAGAATATCCTGAAAGCTTTGAAGGGGACATGGTAACTCCTCCGTCACCAATCCCTGAAGTTCCTGTTACTTCTGACATGAAATACGCTCTTGAAGTCCGTGTTCCACAACAGATTAGAGATCTAGGTATTATTCAACCTGATAATGTAAGTGAGGCTGACTTTGTAGCAGCTAGCCGAGCGGCTTACATGAAAACAAGAAGGGACTCTGCGTTTACTCAGAGAAGAAACTTCACTGCCGAAATGGAAAGACTACTTGGTGTGGACTTGGAATCCAACCTCAACAGGGTCCGTACCACCAGCACTGGGTTTGTTAATATGTCAGATGAGGAAGCAGCCGCAAATCAAAAAGCACTAGAGCAGGCACAAGCCATTAGGGCGCAGCGTGGTCTATAGTAGGGAGTAACATATGCCGCTTTCAGGCAAACAGATTCAAGGGATCATTAGAGCGCATCGCTCGAAATCTCGCACAGAGAGGCAAGACTGGGACCGCTGGCGGTCTTGGTACATGTCGGAGTATTGGAATCGGGAAGAAGAGCTTCCTACGGGTTCTACGACCATCGGCGCAGGCTCGTCAGGCGAGGTCAACTTTGAAACCAACTACCCGTATGCTTTTATCGACACGATGATCGCCAACGTGTGTCCGCAAAATCCGCAAGTTACAGTCCTTGCCCGCCGCGACGAGCTTCGACACGCCGCTCGTTTTCGCGAAGCGTTGATTAACGATACCTACAACAGAAACATGCTGCACTCCCTGCTGTGGAAGACCGCAACCGGCGCATCTATCTGCGGGCGAGCTTTTATGAAGGCAGTTTGGAACTTTAGAAAAAACAGCGTAGAGATGTTTTTTGTTGACCCTCGGTATATCTTTTTTGATATGGCTGCGGCAAAGTTTCAAGACACCCGCTACCTTGTTGAAGTTACCGTTCTGACGCAAGCCGAGTTTAAGGGCAGGACCAAAAAGCGAGGGCGCAAGGGCGCTTTGTACAACAACAAGGTTGCTGACCGGGCCGTCTTCGGGGGCTTCCCGACGTTCCTTCGCGATCAAGCCCGCAACAAAAGCCACCTTAACGAAGCCTCGCGCGACGTGTACAAGTGGGTGACCGTGTATGAAGTGTACGATTTTGAAGGTGAAGGCCGGTACTACCACTTCCTTGATGACGTGGAAGAGCCTTTGTTCGAGGGCGAGCTTCCCTATCGCTATATACGCAATCCGTTTGTAATGCTCTCGTTTAACGAGAACATGACGGACCTCGCAGGCCTCTCTGACGTCAAGCTAGTCCAATCGCTCCAAGAGCGCCTCAATGAGATTGACACCCTAGAGCTATGGCACGCGCATACGTCCACACCTGTTATGCTCGTCAACACGGCGCTGGCGGATAACCCCGAAGCCATAATGACTGCGCTGCAAGACGCAAATCAGCCGGGCACGATGATTTCTATCCAAGGGAAAGCGAATGCCCCGCTGCGCGACATCATCGGCTCCACCCCAATGCCCGCGTTCTCGCCGCAGTTTTCAGAGATGCGTAACCGATGCAATCAAGTCATTGAGTTTATCCTCGGCATCCCTCAGTATAGTCGGGGGGTTGTGGGCGTGGCGGACGTTGCTACGGAGGTCGCGCTTGCCGACACTGCGACCCGAACAAGAAACGGACGAGAATAAAGCAGATTGAAGACGTGGTAAACGCCGCCGCAGAACGAGTCATCGGGCTATACGAAGAGTTTCTCGACCCGAACACCAAGCTGCCCGTCCGACTTACTGGAAGCAGGGAAGTCCTGAAGGCCACTCGCCAGAGCCTGATGCTCCGACCTGACCGCGACCCCGGCGAAAACCCCCTCGACTTTGATTACGATGCGCTGCCGTACTCGCCTACAGAGAACCACAAGATTATTCAGCTCCAGAAGTTTCAGCAGTATTTGCCGCTGCTACTGGAAGCACCAAACGTAAACAAAGAAAAACTGGTCCTCAAACTTCTCGACCTGCTAGGCATGAGGGACTTGGCTGAAGACGCTCCTCCCGCACCTCCGCCAACACCCGCGCCTATGCCTGGACAAGCGCCCCCAATGATGCCGGGAGTCCCGCCTGAAGCAATGCAACCTCCGGGTGTTGACAGCGTCGTCACAGGAGGGTTACCTCCAGGTACAGAGGCACCACCGCAAATCCCACTTCCAGCCGGCGGGCCGGGCTTTCCCTCTTCATAGGATGCATCATGGCTTTTAAGTATAACAGTCTAGGCACCGGCAAGTCTCTGGCAGATGTCGCCGCAAACTCTCTCGCAAAAGTTTTAGGTCCGAAAGGCAAGATGAGTGCCGCCGGAGAAAAGAAACGCAACGCCAAGAGCAAGGGTGGCACTCGCCATGGCGCTCCGAAAAAGATTCCCACAAGCGCTGCGGATGCAAAACGGACCGAGAATGCTGCGGCGCAACGCGCTAAAGACTCAAAACAAAGTGTAGCGGACGCAGCAGGTCGCGCCCCCGCACGCCCGTCTCCACGCCCGCCCGGACGCCCCGGTGGCGGTAGGCCGTAATGCGTGTTCCCATCAAGAAAATCCTTGATATTGTAGGCTCTGTCCTTCGACTTGTGGCCCCACTTGTTAAAAAACGGAAGAAATAATGAAGATGCCCAGCACAAAAAAAGCAGCCTCTAAAGCCTTTAATAGTCACAATAAGGGCAAACAGACCCCAGAGCCGAAGGGCAAAATAACTGAGTCAACAAAAAAGAAGGCTAAGAAAAAGGCAACGTACTAATGCCTAACATGCCTAACAAGTTAAAAGTCGCTCAAGAAGCCCTGCTTAAAAAGCACTCAAAGCATCATAGTCCCAAGCATATGAAGATGATGCGGGACATGATGTCCAAGGGCAAGACCTTCACGCAAGCGCACGACGCGGCTAAGAAAGAGATGGGTGATTGATGCCGATGTACGACTTTAAGTGCCCAGAAGGATGTGGGTACTTTAACGATATTTTTGTGCCTTTGGCGCAACACGGCAAAACAACTTGCACGGAATGCGGGGCATTGATGTCCACCGTTATTGGTGACGTGGCGTTGATTGGCCCTATGCCGTCTAAGCCCCTTGTCGTAAAGCAGGTGGGCCGCACGTTTGAGTCAGGGGCCGAGTGGCGGGATTACCAGCGAAAGAACCCCGACTGCCAGATTGTTTCGTCAGACTCCTCTGAATGGAGGAAGCACCGAGACACTGTTGCGGAAAAAGCCGAAGCGCGGGCACGCAAGATGGGCTACCGAGACCACGCTGACAGAAAAGCCAAACGCAAAAAAGACAAAGCTAAACGCGCCGGTAAGGTTGACAAGCAAATATATGTCCACTAAAGACATCATGAGGTACCCATGCCAGCTCAAGACAAACTAATCCGAATGCTCAACGAGAATCCTCCCGGCAACTTTGCTGAACTAGAGGAGTTGATGTCGGATTGTGGTTATGGCGTGACCGTTACAGACCCTGGCGCGGGGATGGGCGACGAGACGTATTCCGAAGAAATGCCGGAAGACATGGGTCCAGAAGATGAGGGAGAAGAAGAGCCTGTAGACGACTTGATGGATATGATGCCCCCTGGCATGGGAGCTCCGAGTCCAAATGAAAGTCCTCGCATGAAGGTTCGTCGCATGACTATTGTTGCGGCAAAGAAAGCTCTCCCGAAGGATAAGAAAAGGGAGGAGTAATGAACGAAGAAGATTTTGAGGCGGGGGTTGATGCTCCCGTATCCGAGGCAGTTGACGCTTCTGTTGATGCGGCCCCGGTTGATGCCGCTTCCGATGAAGCGCCTGCCACTTCGGAGCTCTCCCTCTCCGCCGACACAGATTCCGAGGAGTCTGCCCCCGTCTCTTTTCCTTCTGCTGATGACTTCGGTTGGGACTCTTGGGACGGCGAGTTTGAGCAACTTCCCGAGCAGCTCCGCAGTTGGGGCGACAAGTTCAACGGCTACTACGGGTCTCGCCATCAAGCGGCGCTAGACCAACAGCGGCAACAGATTGAACAACAGCACAGTTTGTACGAGGCCTTGATTAGCGGCAAAGAAGATCCGCGTGTGGCCGAGTATACGGGGCAGTTGCAAGATTGGGAGCAAAAGCACAGCGTTCTAGAGGCAAAGTTTGCGTCACTAGAATCTGACAACAAACTTTTCGTAGAGAGCGTCAACAAGTCTATCGAAGCAGAGGCCGAGCGTTTTGCTCAAGCCTTCCAAGAATCGAACACGGACTTGTTTAATGATGAGGCTCTCTCGAATACTTTTGCAGACCTGCTCGAAGAGGGCTGGGATCTTGAGACCGCTGCGGAAGCCTCGCGCCTTCCACAGAATGTTCTTGAGGTTGCAAAACAGGCAAAGGCAGATGGTGTTCCTGATTCGTATGCGCTCAAACTTGCGCGTGGTACGAAAATGCGGTCACCTCAGCCTCGGCCTGGCGCTAAGTTAACGTCCGGGGCCACAACCCCCAGCCGCTCCCCCGAGCAGGTGGAAACGACGAATACTGGGGCGATGTCCTTGGCGGACTGGCGGAAACATGTTGCGCGTAATGCTCTGAACACTAGTAAAAGGAGGGCCTAATGGCCATCTCACCCGACGTACTGGCGACGGCGCTCAATGAGCTTATGCCTTCGTACAGTGAAATGTTCGTCAAGTTTCACCCCTTGATGGAAAAAATCATGCTGAACGGGAATATGACCCGTGACACACTCAAAGGCCCGCGCCGCGAGTTTGCTGTTGTGACCGATGGTCCCGGTACTGTGACGCAAGTCAACACCGGTTCTGAAGTCATCGCAGGCGGACGCTCGCAGAATGCACACCGAGGTAACGTGCTTGCACCACGTCTCATCTATGCGTTCGACGTTCCCGGCAAGGACTTGGCTGAGGCCAATGGCGAGATGGACCTCGCACGAATCCTTCAGCACTACCCAGAGCTGGCTCTGTCCGACTTCCATGAGCGGATCTCGAATCAGCTTGGAACAGGTAACGGCAATCAGGTCGGCGGCTTCGCTACCCTGAACGGCAACACCACGTTCAACCCAGACGGAACTGCCCGTGACGGATTCCTTCAGATCTCCGCTTCTTCTGCCAAGACAGTTCACGGACTGAAGTGTGCAGGTGCAGGTGCAGGCGCTATCAGCGGCTGGAACAACCAGTACGAAGACATCACTTCGTTCGCTGTCAACGGTCGTAGCCAAATGCGTAAGGCGTACTTCGCCGCATCACGCCAAGGCAAGACTGCTGGCCCTGTTGACTTGATGATCGGTGACGAGTCCTCTTACCTCAACTACATCGACGACTTGGACGATCAAGTCCGCGTGGTCAAGGTTGAGGGCGACAAGGCTCCACCTCTGGTACGTCAAGGCGTCAAGTTCCTCGACGCTGACTTCTTCCTCGACGACTCGATCGACGTGTCTGACGCAGCCTTCAAGGATGGCGCAGGCAATGCGACTGCGGCGACCGATGGCATCATCTACGGCCTCAAGACTTCGGTCTGGCACATGTTCACTCTTGGCCACGACGCGGCTCGCGAAACGAAGGGCGACTTCGCTCTCCGTGGACCGTTCCGTATCCCTGACCAAGATATCTTCCGCTACGAGTTGGTGCTCATGATGGGCATGCACACCACGCAGCTTCGTTCCAACTTCGTCGTCACCGGCGCAGGCACCCCATAAGGAGGATCCCATGGGTTTCACAGCATCTGGTATCACTACCACCACTGTTACTACTACACAGCAAGCACCTCTGGGCTTTATTCTCACCGCTCCTGACGGTGACAACGGAGCGCAAGAGTGGATTTATGTCCAAAACAAAGACTCTGTAGAGCTTGTTGTGGGCACCGTTTGCGGTCGCGTCGGCTCGTCCCTCACCTACCAAGTTCTTCGCTGTCCCACCAGCGAGACAACGGCACGGGTGGTTGGATGCGTTCAGACCGCGATTCCAGCAGAGTCGTATGGTTTCATTCTCCGCAAGGGCGTTGGTACCGTGTTGATTGACACGGGTGTTAGTGCGAACGCTGGACTTCAGGTTGGCAACGGCACCGCTGGACGCGCAGATGCGTCTGGTGGCGCGCTGACCCACCCGACGTTCGGGCTTTCCCTCGCGGCGATTGGTACAGGTGAGACGGGCAACGCTCACATTAACTGTATGGGCTAG